GTTGGTGAATGTTTAAAGAATGCTACTGTGTAATCTAAAGCACCAGTGGCAGAGTTAATATCATCGTGCGAGAAATAAGAAGGGTTACCGTTAACCAATGGCCAAAATTTACTTGCGATATTATTAAAATTCAAAAACATCAAATGTCTAATAGGTACAACTAATTCGTACTGTCCAGTTTTGCCTGGAACAGGTATAAGTGGAATAGTACCTGTGTAAAGATTAGCACTGCTAAAACTATTAGCCGCCGTTCCAGCATAGATAACTTCATCGTTAACTGATCTATTAGCATTAGGTGTTAATTTGGCCAACTGCGGTGAAATTGGAATTGGAGGACTTTCTGGATTGTATACATAAGTCTCTCGACCATAAACTCCATTAGGCGATGATTGTTTACGATAACCTAATGGCACTGGCACTACTGCCGCAGGATTACCACTCCATACCGCATAAAGATTTTTTACAAATCCTTGTTGGTCACTACGTCGATCAATAAGGCCAATACGCATGTCTAATGTTACTGTACCATTGCTATTCAATATTATAGTTGAGTTATGTCCAAGTTGACTAGCCAATGAATTAGTACTACCACTAGCAGTCTTTGCCCAATAAAAAGTTTGACTATCATTAGGAGTTGTCCAACCCAAGTACCAAGCAGGATTATCTGTTAATGGTTTAGCATTGGCAAATGTATAAGTGTAACTGGTAGTTGGAGTAGTTACTTGGTTATCTCGCAACACACCTTGCCATTTAGCAATAGGTGTAGTAGGTGAAGGGCCAATGTTAAATGAAAACACTCTATCACCGTTAATTGTATTAGGATATCTTGTAGCAAGTGTAACTGTGGCTGTATTAGAACTAATTGTTCCTTGCCCTGTTAAAAAGTTACTATTTGCTAAATCGTTAATGTTTAATCCAAGTATAGTCCAGTTAAACAAAGTACCGTTAGAAATTCCAACTGTAGTAATGGTCCAAGTAATAGACTCACCTTCTAGCACAGTATTGCCAGTTGCTTCATTTTGTCTATTACTAGTTATTGACCAACTACTTGTTGATACAGGCGTAGTTGGTATTGTGCCGATTGTACTTGGAGCAGTCACAGTATTTGTAAATGCGTTTGGATACCAAGTTGAACTATAACTGATACATTCTAAGTCAATGGTATTGTCAGGATTCATTACCATACTGATGATAACAGCAGATTGATCAATGGTAAAAGGCAATGACACATTAATAACACACAAGTCACCTACACGTAATTGGTAAGCCTCGTTAGTTGCGGTAAAACGATAAGTCACTTGATTACGACTGCGTAACAATGTCATCTGTGCGATATCGTTAGCAATGATTCTATTTGTAATTAAATTTGTTTGTATTCTCTTAACCAATGAAAGATCATTGTCTTCAGTGAGATAAGTGTTAATGTTAGTTACAGGAAATTGTGTTGCCTGTGTTTGATAATTGCTTGTTGGTTCTAAATGTTCTACAATCACACGATTATAACGTTCACTAATATTTGGATACTGAACTTGAATAGTACCTAAAATATTACTTTCTGTAAACTTAAAATTTGGGTTAGACGATTGTCGTGCTCCTGGTGCGTGTTCCGCAGATAATACCCACTTGGTTTGAATATAACTTAAATTAAGTTGGAATGTTTCCAAGACAAGATTAATGTTACTTAAGATACTAGTTTCGGTATTACAAATCCAGTTACAAGAATAAATGGCCTGTGATACAGTTAAGTTAGGTCGTGTTAAATTACACTTGTCTCTAACATAGTTAAAACTATCAATGTCAATATCTTCTTTATTGATACCACGGCCATATATTGTGTTACTCATTAGATCCCAAATAATGGCTGTTGGGTTTGTACTGTAAGTAGAAGTATTAATACTAGGACTAGGAAAATCCCAATTAGGAATTTTACGACCTTCTAAGTCAACACTAACTTTAGGAAATTGTGTGTACGCACCATTAGCCACATAGGTAAACTTACAAACAATGTAACAGACTCTTTCCCAATAATATGTTTGGCCAAAGTCTCTTTGTAGCAAAGTACTGGCGCCATAATTTTGTACATCGCCGTGATAACCCTTTTCGTCTGGGCCACGGCCGTCTATAAATTCAATTTCTAAAACACCAGCATACGCACCACTTGTTACTAACTTAGGAATTCTATGCTGAAAGTCACTAGATGTTAATGCTACTTTTTTATCGTCAATGAGTAATTGTGTAACCCCGTTACACCAACCTTCACTTAATGCGTAAGCACAATACATGATAGACTGATTAACACTACTAACTTGTGTCCACATGCGGATACCTTCAACACGACGGGCCCCATAAACAACAGGAATAGCAATGCTACCATTACTTGGATTTTCTGTTACTCCAACAAACTCAGGACGTTGTCCAAGTTCATTTACATCTTTTGAGTAATCATTAACAAACGGAATTATTGCCATACTATTGTTCCCCATTGGATAACTCTTGAATCAGATGGCACAATATCTGTATTCTTGCGATTTCTTACATTGTCTAAGTTTCTAAAAACACTTTGACTTCTTAATTGTATTGTTTGTGTTCGTTCGTCTGCTTGTACTGTCATAGCAGTAGCACTGCCAGTGTACATGACGAAAATACCAGTGGTTAAATCTGCCACGTTAGTAGTAGCATCACGAAATACTTTTGATACTGTAATTTTAGTTTTAAGTAGTTTTTGATTTAAGTTATAAATTAAAGTATTGTCAGTAGTTTGAAACTCAATGGTAATTTCGTTACCATTAGGGTCATAACTTTCTTTAATTGATCCTACTACACTAAGTTGATTGCTAGACAAGTAAGTGATACCGCCTACTAAAATATCACTGTGTCCTGTAGTAAGTAATAAGTTGTTCCTTCGCCTGTTAGCAATGTAACCAAATATTCTACTTGGAATACTGTAGATTGTAAAGTAGTAACTTGGCCTGATGAAAGTGTACGGGCCATTAGAATACCTCAGTGAATGATAAGTCAAAAGTTGAGTAGTAAGTCGGATCAGTTGAAAAGCCAATTGCGTCTTCACTGAATCGAACTGTGATAGGAACTGACTTATGAGTAACAGTTCCTGAACTTACTGCTGTTCTTAATGGTGGACTAAATTGTACGTTGGCAAGACTTGTACCAGTTGCTGTGGCATCTGCTGTTACTGTATAAACTTTATCGTGACTGCTGAACTTAATTAAGTCGCCGGCTTTGAACACAGCCGCACCACTAGTAGCAACTGTACCAGTAAACTGAACTGCTCCAGCAGAAGCCGTAACAGCAGTAATGGTTCCACTGTAAGTTCCAGTGCTATTACCAATGTTTGTATTAGTTGGGAATGTTACTGTAAAAGACGTTAAGTTGCCACGAACAGACGCAATAAACCCTTGAAGTTGTTTGCGTTCTGATTCTGTTAAGTTGTTAAATCTGCCTGTGAAACTAAAATATTGACCGCCAACTTGTGTTCGTTGTTCTTTACCATTTAACGATTTGGTTATAATGGTAGGCGTATTACTTGTTAAACTTACATCACTAAATGGTATACTTGGAAAGGCTGGCATTATTAAACTCCGAATACTTGTTGTGTGCCACGGTCTTGTACAGCCTGGCGGATAATATTAGTTATTGTCGTGCTGTTTGTAACAAGCATATCACGAACACTAGTACCATCGATTGCGTTGATATTAAATTCAACAGTTATATTTCCCATGCCACTAGCATCAACACCCAAGTTGCCGTTTGAACCACGTGACAATGGAAGTATTGCTTCTGGGCCTGCTTCGCCTGCTAGGCCAATGCCAGTGTTAAACATTGTTGGACTACCAACAATACCACCCTTGGCAAACTTAGCAACTTGTTTCATGCTCATACCAAGTTTATCGTAGTCAACCATCTTGAAGCCATTGCCACCTGAAGTAACAGCACCAGGAACTTGCTTTTCAACTTCTTGTGCTAGTACACCACGATATCTACCAGAACCTAATGCGTCTTGGTATTGGTTCTTGTATTCGAAGTCATAAACATTGATACCTTTGTCGTTTGTTCCAACATAGGAAATATTCTTTTTCAGTCTTTCATCTGAAAACAAAGACATGCCCCAACCAATCGCAGTGCTTACCCAACTACCACCGCCACCACCGCCACCACCGAATGCCCAGTTGGCAATAGCACTACCAATACCTTTGATAGCACTCCATGCCCAATCGAATACAGCACTTAACTTGTCGCCCATAAATTTAGCAACAGTAGTAACAGCACTACTGGCCCAGTCAAAGCCTTTTCCTAAAGCACTAACCATTCCGTCTTTTGCCCACGACCAAGCACTAACAAACCAATCAGTAGTAGCATCGAAGATACCTATAATAGAAGTGGCTAATGAACCCATGCTCATTGTACCACTTGAGTTTAACAGACTAAACTGTTGAGAACCTAATCCAACAAAACTCTTAATCCAAGTAATGCCTAGAGCAAATGCTTCTTTAAGAAGTTGGTTAGTATCGATACCAAATATCTTAACGATATCTGTCATAATGCCCCACTTCTCTTTGCTCATGCCAGTCATCTCAACTAATTTGTTATTCATATAACCATACAAGTTATTATACTCGTTGGTTGTAGCATTAACATAATCTTTGTTAATTTTATCTAGTACTGCTCTCTTCTGTTCTTCTGTTAATACTGCTTGTGCGGCAGCATCATTGTCGAACTTCTTCATGGCTTCTTGATACTTGCCATAAGCAGTTAAGTTTTCAACACGAGCCGCCTCGGACATCTTCCAATAGTCTTCTGCGTATTTCTTTTGAATTGCGTACTTGGCATCTTCGTAACTTAAATCTTGAGAAAGTCTACCAGCATCTCTGTCTGCTTCTAGTTGAGCAAGTTCAGCCGCATACTTCTGATTGTCAGTCATGTTGGCTAACTTTTCTTTCTTAATTAAGTCAACATACTTTTTACTGTAGTCAGCACGTAATGCCGCAATGTACTTTTGATATTCTTCTTCACTAAACTTAGTAAGAGTCTGTCTATCAAGAGTTGCTTGTGCGAACATCTTTTCGTACAGTTGTGTATCAGACAAACTCTTATCTTGGTTTGTCTTAATGTATTGAATGTAAGAATTATATCGTTGTTCAATTTCGTCTGTTACTTTTAGACGAGCATCTCTGTCTGCTAATAATTGCTGTGCTTCAAGACGCATTTCAGCAAGGCGTGCTTGTGAATACTGAACACCTCTCTTACGACCTTCATCTACAGTTTGTTGTAGAATCTTTTCTACTTCAACCATGTCACGGCGTTCTTTACTAAACAAGCCTGCGTACTTGATTTGTTCTTTTAATGAGTCAGTGTACTTGCTAAAGGCAGTTTCGTTAATCTTGGCCATAGCACCTGACTTCTCAAGTTCGTCTTTAAGTTCTTGACTACCTTTGGCGGCTTTCTTAGAAGTTTCTGCTAAATCATCTGTAGTTTTGCCTAACTTTTCAGTTGGCTTTTCACTTGCCTTAGCACTGTCAGTAAATGCGTAAATTGCGCCTGCGGCCAATCCTACTAAACTTACAACACGACCTAATGGTGTGGCCGCAAGGAATGTCAATGCTGTTGATAATCCTTTTGTTGCTATAGTTGCCGCACCAGCCGCAAGTGTAAATGCTTCAAAGGCAAACGCAACTGCTTTAATAAGAGCCGCAATAGTTAAGGCCGCACCTAAAGCAATCAACGCATAAGTCAAAGGTTTAATTGCGTATTCAACGGCTTGTATTGCTGTGACTAATATGTTACCAGTGCCACTCATATCCAGCATGTCACGTATGACAGACTGGAAACTATTCTTCAATGCTTGTATGGCTTGGCCAACAGTTACAGGCATCTTACCCATCTGGCCATTTAAGTCTTCAAGACCATCACGCAATGCCAAGCCAACAATTTTAGCAGTTAAGAAACCGTCACTGGCTAACTTACGTAACTCTGCTGTAGTAAAGCCTGTTTGCTCTGTCAACGTCTTCATTAAGATAGGGTTAACTTCAAGCATGGTGCGAAGTTCGTCACCTTGTAGGCGTCCGGACTGCATGGCTTGTGCGAATTGGTAAAGTGCTGATGCCGCACCTTGTGTGCTTGTGCCTGATACTAATAATGTTTTGTTGAATGCTTCAACAACTTTCATCAAGTCGCCTGTGGCCAAGCCAGTAGCATCTTGAGATAGTTTTAATTTTGTATACAAGTCAACAGTAGGTGCTAATGCTTGACGTGTATTTTGTGCGATGTTGAATAAGGCATCATAAGTCTTATTCATCTCACCTTGACTACTTGTAACTAATCGTAGTCTATTATCTAGAGTTTGTATTTGATCAACGTAATCAAGTACTGCCTTAGCCGCCATGGCAGCAGCCGCACCTTGGAGTGCCGAAGTAAACATGTCAGCACGTTTTGCGGCCGCATCTAATTGACTGCTAACACTACTAAAGTTGGAATTAGCCGCAGTGCCAATACTACCTAACTGATTTTTAATCTCAGTTAGAGTAGCACTGGCTTTGTTAACTACTTCAACTACTATTTGATAATTTTCTGCCACGGCTATTTCC